GTGCCGCAGCATGCACGTGTCACGCAAGTGGGTCAACTCCAACTCGTACCTGCAGTGCGACAAGTGCGGGGAGCGGTTCCACTGATGGCTGCCGATAACGAGCACAGGCTCGTAAGCAAGGTAATCAGGGATAGGGACATCGTCCCCGTCCTGCAGCGCGGCGTGACCGACGACTGGTTCCTCGACGAGGACAACCGCAAGGTCTGGTCCTTCGTCCGCAATCACTACAGCGCCTACAGCGAGGTCCCGACCGCGGTCACGGTCCTGGACCACTACCCGAACTACAAGGTGCTCAACGTAGAGGACTCTCTCGAGTACCTGCTGGACACGATGGTCACCTTCCGCCGCCGCCTGTTGACGCGGGACGGCATGGAGAAGGCCATAGACCTGCTCACCAGCAACGACCACGAAGCAGCCCTCAATGCGATGGCAGCCACAGTGTCCACGGTCAACCGCCAAGGCTCCCTAGGGACCCACGAGGTGGACCTCTCCCTGAACACCGAGGAGCGGTACAAGGAGTACCAGTCCATTACCTCGAAGACCTTCCTGGGTATCCCGACTGGGTTCGAGGCGATTGACGAGGCTACCGCTGGCTTGCAGGGAGGGCAGTTGGTGACGCTCATCGCGCCCCCCAAGACTGGCAAGTCGCAGATTGCGCTGCAGATGGCCATCAACACCCACCTGCTAGGGTTCATCCCCATGTTCCAGTCGTTCGAGATGAACAACCGAGAGCAGCAGCAGCGCCACGACTCTATGCGCGCCCACGTCTCTCACAGCAGGCTCATCAGGGGCAAGTTGACCAAGGACGAGGAACTGCGCTACATCGACATGCTGAACGAGATGGAGAACAAGACCCCGTTCAAACTGGTGGACGCCATCACGGGTCTGACGGTAGGGGCGCTCGCGGCCAAGATTGAGCAGACCAGTCCAGACATCGTGTTCGTCGACGGCGTGTACCTGATGATGGACGAGGTGACTGGCGAGCGCAACACCCCGCAGGCAATCACCAACATCACCCGTGCCCTGAAGCAACTCGCGCAGAGGACCAATAAGCCAATCGTCATCACCACTCAGACCCTCCTCTGGAAGATGAAGGGACGCAGGGTCGATGCCGCGTCCATCGGCTACTCGTCCTCGTTCTTCCAGGACTCCGACGTCATCCTCGGATTGGAACCAGTGGAGGAGGACGAGGAGATTCGCATCCTCAAGGTGGTCGAGTCCCGCAACTGCCCCCCGAAGGAGACCTCAATCACTTGGCGGTGGGAGTCTGGCTGCTTCCACGACGAGACCAAGATGGGACTCTGCAAGTACTGCAGCACTTGGAGTTCTCCGTGAACGTAGAGAAGGTGCTGCTGTCCCTGGAACTCAATTTGGTCACCCAGCATGGGGACGAAGTACTCGGACTATGCCCGATGCACAAGCGTCGTACGGGCAAGGAAGACCATAAGCCGTCTTGGTCCGTCAATTTGAGCACAGGAATGCACCTGTGCTTTTCATGCGGGTACAAGGGAAACCTCTACGTCTTGGTCAGGGACCTTCTGGACTTGGACCACGGTGACATCCTCAAGTTTCTGGAGGACAGGGAGGAGGTTCCGCTCGATGTGCTTGCAAAGAGGTTGAGTGACCTTCCGCAGTATGTATCGTCTGACGATACAATCCCGATGTCAGAGGCTCGGCTGGCGGGGTTCACCTCCCCGCCAGAATGGGGGTTGAAATCACGCGCTATTAACGCAGAGGCCGCGGAACTATACGGTGTACTCTGGGACGAAGAGAACTCCAATTGGATTCTCCCGCTACGGGAGCCGTACTTCTACAAACTCATGGGATGGCAAGAGAAGGGCTCCCGTAGCCGCTTTTTCCGCAACTATCCTGCTGGCATCAAGAAGTCGACAACCTTGTTCGGAGTCGATGTCCAGCGCGAGGACACCGCCATATTGGTGGAGTCCCCGTTGGACTGTCTGCGTCTCTACACCGCTGGTTTCAAGGGCGCGGTGGCGTCCTGTGGAGCCATGGTCAGCGCCGAGCAAGTCAAACTCCTAAAGCGTTCTGAGACGGTCGTAGTGGCGATGGACAACCCCCGTTTCGACGAGGCTGGTAAGAAAGCGTGCGAGGAAATCAGGCTTCTGGCCAAGAAGTATGGCGTCATCGTCAAGTATTTCAACTACGGTGATTTCCCAGAGAAGGACCCAGGCGACATGACCGACGAGCAGATAGCGTGGGGCATCGCCAACTCCAAGGACATGATTCTTGGAAGCAGGGCGTACCTCTGATGTTCACAGGTCAGTTGAAGCCGTACCAGGTCGACTCAGTCGCCAAGATGGTGGAGCGCAAGAAGATGCTAGTGGCGTTCGAGATGGGGACTGGCAAGACCGTCATGACCATCGCCGCCATCGAGGAGTTGAAGCCAAAAAAGACTTTGGTAGTGGCGCTCTCCAGTCTCAAGTACCAGTGGAAGAAGGAAATCGAGAAGTTCTCCGACTCCACTGCTGTGGTCGTGGACGGCACCCCCAAGCAGCGTGCTGGACAGTACTCCACGGCTAACAGCGCCGTCGACTACGTGGTCATGAACTATGAGCAGGTGGTTAATGACTTCGACACAATCAAGAAAATCGACTTCGACGCCATCGTCATAGACGAGGCGACCGCTATCAAGGGATTCCGCTCTAAGCGCTCGAAGAAGGTCAAGGAACTGGCTAAGAACATCCCCGTCAGGTTCGCGCTCACGGGAACCCCCGTGGAGAACGGCAGGCCCGAGGAGTTGTACTCCATCATGCAGTTCGTGGACCCCGAGGTGCTGGGCGACTTCCAGAAGTTCGACCGCACGTTCATCGAACGTGACCACTTCGGCCGTCCCACCAGGTACAAGAACCTGCGCTCGCTGACCGAGACGATGCAGCCGGTGATGTTCCGCAAGAGCCGGGAGGACATCAAGGAGTGGTTGCCCGAGGTGAACTCCATGGAGGTGCCCATCCCGATGGACAACGCCACCATGAAGCTGCACGACCTCATCAAGGCCGACCTGCTGGAAGCCCTGGACCGCATGATCGTCTCGGGCTTCGACCTCGCCGCCACCTTCACCGGCGACGCCTCCCTGCGCGGCCGGCCGATGAACCGGGTGATGAAGCCCCTGGTCGAGATGGGCGCCCGCTTCCTGCACCGTTCCGGCGGCCGCCTGCCC